AGATGTTCAAGGTGCAGAAATCATGATAATGAATGGTGCTCCAGACATATTCGCTCGTGCCAAATATGTAATACAAGAAGTGAATATACACAAAGATGAACAGTTTCCGGAGATGCCTTCAGAGAATGAAATGGATGAGTACATGTTTCGACTAGGATTCAATAACAGCGAAGTGATTGAACAAAAAGAAAATGTTGATCAGATAGATAAAATATATTTTTAATTATTCTTTTATATTTTTTGGGTCTGGCATTCCAACTTTATTATAACCAGCGTCCACATAATGAATTTCACCAGTCACACCGCTACCAAGATCACTTATTAGATATAGGGCGGAATTTCCTATATCATGGATATCAACGTTTCTTTTTAAGAAAGAATGATCTTCATTCCATTTATATAAAAATTTTGCATCACCAATTGCATTTCCTTCCAGAGCCTTAATTGGACCAGCACTAATGGCATTAACTCTGATTTTTTTTGAGCCTAAATCCTTTGCTAGATACTTAACACTAGATTCTAACGCCGCCTTACAAACACCCATGACATTGTAATTGGGAATTGTTTTCGTAGACTCGTAAGTCAATGTAAGCATACTTCCTCCGTCTTTCATTATCTTAGATGCCTCTTTTGCAACTTCTGTGAATGAGAAACACGAAGTTAACATAGTTCTTAAAAAATTTTCTCTAGTTGTATTGAGATATTCACCCAACATTTCTGATTTATCTGAAAATGAAACTGCGTGAACTACAAAATCTATTTGACCCCATTGTTTCTTAATATCTTCAAATAATTTAACTACATCGTCTTTTTTTTCAAAATCGCAACTAAATGTAACTTTTGAATTTAACTTTTCTGCTAAAGGCACAACTCTTTTCTTTTGAGTATCTCCAAGATAAGTGAATGCCAATTCTGCACCAGCCTCTGCTAACTTTTGAGAAATTCCCCACCCAATGGACCTGTCATTGTATAAGTTTGTGATTAGTCCTTTCTTACCTTTCATTAGATCCATAAACTAAACCTTATTTTACGAACTAAAAAGATTTATTAGTTCTTTTTTCCAGTCGTCACCATATTCACAGTCACGATACCCATCAAACCACGGTCCGCCTTCTGTGTAATGCAATATTTTAGGAGTACCGTCTCTTGGTTCTTTGTACCAACCAACTAACCAATTGTACTCTACTGGTAAAGATCCAATCTCGTTATCCTCTAGCCAACTAAATCTATGTAAAAATTTTGCTGATTCTGAATTTAGTAATTCAGGTGTTAATATTTTATTTTTTGGATGTTCGCAGTTCCATAGTACCATACTGCTCCAATTTTTTCTTGGATAAACAGTTTGTACTTGTCCGTCCATTTTAGTTGTTTCTTTAGGTGTATAATCGTGTTGCACACAAACAACTGCTTTGGAATTATCACAATATTTTATAAGTTCATGTGATGGAATCTTCCAAAGAAAATCACAGTCACAAAACACCGCCCACCCTTTAAAATCGTTTAGGTACGGTACAAAAAATCTTGTGAAAGTAAATTCTGTTGATGCAAGTTTGTCAACAGGTCGTGTGTATAAACTTTGATCTCTCATCTGTTTTTGTTTAAGGGGAATTACTTCTGCTGACGGATCTCTTCTCTTGATGCTGTGTTCACATACTTGATATGCTATGTCTTCTCTGCTGTCGTGTCCAACGTATATTTTCATTTTCTTCCTGATACAATTTGATGTATTTCTTGCCAATTATTTACTCTGGTGATCTCAGGATGATCAAAGTCTCGATTGTATGGGTGGTCGATTAATATAGTCTTTAAACCGTATTTGAGCCCGGTTACAGCGTTCTTAGGCTTGTCCTCGATCCAATATAGTCCGGTGTTGTGAAACTCCGCTAACGCTGAATCTTTATCTGCTCCGGTGTCTAAAATATGGTAATTTGTAAAAATATGTTCGCCAAATAATTCTCCCAATCTTTTTCTACGTAATAGTTGTGCTGGTATGTCTGACGTTTGAGATGTTATAGGTATAAATGTCCAACCTTCTGCGGCAAGTAATTTTACCCAAGTTTGTGAATCTGGCATTGGTTGTTGTGTGCCCATCCAAGCACTTTTATTAAATTCTCTAATTTCTTTTCTTATTGCGGTTTTGCTTAATCCAAAACGTTCTGCCATTTCATATGTGTTTTGTTTATCATCTAACAGTTTGTAAGGATAAACTTTTTTACCAACATAGCCTTCTCCTACTTCGTTGTCAAAATAAGATCGTTGGAGCATCCATTCTGTAAAATGGTTTTCCCATTCTAGCAACACACCGTCTACGTCTGTAAGTATTATTCTATTATTTGATATCGGCATCTTCCATTCCCGCTACTCTCAATTTAACAATGTTTGTTATCTGCCATTGTTTTTGATCTAAACCTTTGGTGATGCCTAACCACTGATTTCTCATCAATGCAAAGTCATTTATAATTTTGTCCATGTCTACGACATCGTCTTCGCCGTCAACATACTTCTCTGCATCTCTGCTTGATAATGCTCTGTTGTAGTTTTCTAAATATTTTCTAAAAGTTTTTGATCTTAATCTTCTTAACTCTATGTTAAGGTATTCTAGTATTGCTTCGAGTTGTTGTAATTGGCTAAATCTTTCTTCTACTATTCCAGGAAGTGCGGCGCTGGCCCTTTCTAGGTTTCCATATATTCTACACTGCTTCTTCGCCTCTAATAATTCTTTATCAAAATATGCTATGCAGTCTGGTATCTTTGCCAGGTTCCTACTTACTTCGTTGTACCAGTTTATCATTCATCCTCACCGTACGTTTCTTCTTCGTCGTCTTCGAACACGGTATTGATTGCTTCTTCTAGTTTTGGATCGTATTCTGCTGATGCTTTTATTTCGTCTACTTCAACACCGATGTCTTCTAAACTTTTTATGAAGTCTATGGCCATATCCAGTTTCTGTCTTTCCGGTACATAATGTACAATCGAACTCCAGAGTCGTTCTATATCTTCGTGTGTGAAATCAATCATTTTATTCTTTTTCTTCTTCAGTTGATTCTGCAGGTGCAATTTCTTTAAAGTTTGCCATTATCATATCTAATTTATCACCTGTCCATTGTTTTCTAAAGTCTATGTGTTCTTTTCCTTGTGGATCCACGTATTTTAACCTGTTTCCTGTTTGTACTAGTAAGCCTTTCTTCTCGAACAAGTCCACAAGTCCACTATATGGATCCATTCCTGTATCATATGGAATCTTAACTTGCACACCTTCAAATGGTTTAGCATATCTTGTTTTCATAACTTTACAAGCGGCTCTAATACCTCTTACATCAGTTACTTTGTTACCTTTTTCGTCTTCTTTTAATTTTAATTTTTTCATTGCAACAACAATACTTGATGCATATATAAATCCTTGTCCACCAGATATCTTGTCATCTGGATCAAACATATCTTGTGATGCATATGTGTGGTTGGTTGCTATAAGGCCTACATTCCAACTTCCAAACATATTAACACAGTTTCTTACAAGTGCCGTTAATGCCTTAGGTTTTCTACCCAAGTCACCTTTCATCTCACCTGCTTCAAACTGATTAACATCTGTTGGTGTTAGTAACATACCCAAACTGTCTATAACAAATAGTACTTTAGGTGCACCTTCTTTGTTATCTGCGTGTTGGTCTTTGTAACCTTTCATAAACTCTGAAACAGTTTTTGCTACGTCATCAACCATTGACATACTTAATTTCATAAGTTTGTCTTCTGATGTGTCCACTTTTAATGCTTGTAGCCATTGCTCGTCTAATGCGTTCTCTGTGTCAATTAGTATAACGAATATACCTTGGTCCTGTGCATTTTTAATAATGTTTCCTGATGCTATGTAAGACTTACCTGCACCCGATTCACCTGCAAGTACAGTCACCTTGCCTAATGGAATTCCTTTGTTAAAATCACTAGTCATCAAGTAGTTCAATGCATAGTTTCCTGTTGAGATCCAGTCTGTGGGATCGCTAAAACCAATACCTAATCCTTGTATTGATTTTGTAATACTTTTTCTAAATTTTGTTGCGTCAAATACTTTTGTCATTTTTTTTAGTTCCTTTCTACTATTATATTCGCTTTACTGTCTTTTGTCAAATGTTCTATGCTCATAGACTCTACTTTACCAATTGGCAATAAACCAATACCGTGTTTCTTTTCTAGATGATTGATTTTGTTGTCCTTGCACCAATTTATAAAACCATCTTCAAAAATATTTTCATTGTCCTCTAGTGCAATTTTAATATCAGCACCGATATAATGATTGTTTTTTGTTGCAGTATAATCAATTGGTAAGTTGTCGTTCCAAAGATCCATGTAACTTTTTCCTAGTTCGTTGTAGGAAAGGTAAACTTCGTTTTTCGTCATGTGAAACTGAACCAAATCATATTCCTCATCGGTAAGTTTAATTCGTGGCATTGTTGTTCTTGCCTTTGTCCATTGTATAGATAGTGTGTTTCTGCCAGAACCATGCTCCAGTGCATGTACACAAAAATTTAAATCTCTAATACTTTCTTTAATATTCATGGGTGCAATTTTTATTAGTTTAGTTGGATTGTCAAAGTCTCCTGATAGTTTTTCAAATGCAATATGCAGTGTGTTGTATAAGTTTTGATCATCCCAATCTATTTGTTTTGGTATTTTTATAAATTCCGTTTTTAAAAAAGTGTTTATGTTTTGAATAGCATCTAGCAGTATTTCCTTTATTTCATCTCCAGATCTAAAGTGGAAAAACGTTCTTTTATGATCTATGTCATCTCCATCGCCCACATAAATGTTTTGAATCAGTTCTTTCCATTTGTGGGCGACAGAGTTATTGTAATAGTCTATACGAAATGCGGGTATGCCATCAATCTCGTATAACATTTGTCAGATTATTTTGCTTGTCTTGATCTAATCAACTTCAAGATGTCTTCTGCTCTCTTGGCACTGTCGCCTGCAGGAGCCGTAGCCGCCGCTGGTTGTGGTGCTGGTGCACTTTCAGTTACAGGAGCCGCAGTCGGTGCCGCTTCTGCCACTGGCGTTGCCGCCGGAGCCGATGCTGTTGGTACCGCTACTTGTGGTTTACCTTGGTAAGCCATGCCTGCTGGTCTGAAGTACTGTCCATACTGCTCTAGATCATAAGCCTCACCTTCAACAGATTTAGCAAATAATTCTGCAATTATTTTAACTTCTGCTTCTGATGGTTCTTTTGGTCTGAAGTCACCTAGGTTGTGTAACCCGTGTGTTTCGATTGCGGCTCTCTCTGCCTCATCTAATGCACGTTCTCTTCTTGACCATTTTGATGTTGAGTAGTCTGCGTATCCACCTTTAGTTGTTTTAGTAATTCTAAAGTCAACACCTTTTACATAATCAGTTGGCATTTCTTCCATCTCTGGATCCATCAATGCACTTCTAATGATGTTAAAGATCTGAGGTCCAATAATAAATCTTCTAATTGGATTCTCAGGTTTTGTGTCTTCTGCTAATGGATTTGTTGTAACAAAACCTTGGAAAATG